GCAATACCATCGAGCCAAGCTAAAACTTGTTCACGTTTCTTTTGTGCTTTAGGGCAACCCGAATTGGCTTTCCAATCGCCTTCCCATAATCCTTTAGCAATCTGGAATCCACCAGAGTCGCCTAGGATTAGTGTGTTGGGATCGCGATTGCGAACCATGTCCTCACTCCAGTCCTGCTTAGTGAGATCAAGGTTGGCGTGGCCGCCGGAGTAAAGCGACCACTTATAAGGAAACAAACCTTTCTGATCATTTAACCAGTTCATCTGTTCCATATCTGTTAAGCCCTGCGGAAAACGTGCAGGGTCTACGTATTCTTCGTTGCGTTGCTTACCTACAAAGGTAGCATAGAAACCAGAAATAGCTGGCAAAAACACAGCATAGTCTGATTGTTTAGCGGTTAAATTATCTTGCGTCATTGTAGAATTGTACACTATCTAGTAAGTTAAAGTCATTCGCATATTGTTCGTTTATGCGTTCAATTAAATCGGGTCTGTTAGTAAGTTGGCCCTGGATAAACTTTGATATTTGTCTTTGATCATAATGATCTTCAGACACATTAGCATCAACCTCGGATATATTTAGATTTTGTTGTGTGTATCTAGAAATATTTTCAACAGTATCTGTGTTTAATCGGAAGTATGTAATTGGCTTAACCTTAGGCAAGAACTCAACAAAATCACTTTGCGGAGTAGTGTGATCATCGAACACTAAATTATCAAATATAATGCGCTCAGTTAAATCATTGTAATCTTCTACAAAGTGATCGCTACCGTAATTAGCACCTAGTATCCAACTTGAACAGTAGGTAGCAAAGCCACTAATCCAACGCTCTACAGGATCACGCAGGACTACAATAATATGAGTAATTAAATGACTACTGTCGCCTAATGTATGATGTTGCCAACCGTTGCTTAATAATATGTTAGACAAATAGGTACTTCCGTTTTTAGGAATGTTTAAGTAAAACACACCAGTAGGACTTAGCAAGCCACTTCCCGGCAAGTACCCACGTCTAACTAAATCTTGCATTACTTAGTTTGTGCTGGTAGTTTGTAGTAGTAAATAGCAAGTCCAGAATCAACTGTAATTTCGGCAACACCATCATCACTAATCTTAAGTGTCTTGTCGCCTGGCAAGCTAAGGATACTATTCACAACTGCCACTGGCCAATTTAACTGTTTAGTTAATGTACCATTAGTTGTAGCAAATGTAAATGACCCTGCGTGTGAGCTATTGTCGCCGAAGAAAAACTTTAGTTCGCCATCTTCTGTTTTAGAGCTAAATGTAGTAGCATCAGAGTGTGCCATTGCTTGAAACTTTAGCTTTTGAATACTTAGTGCTGTGGGAACAACTTCTACACCCCACTTAACGGGTTTCATATTAACGTTCTTAAGTTGATCATTAATAACAGCAGTACTCATAAAGCGATAGTTATTTTTAAAGTCGCCAGTCTTGTTTTCAAAGTTAATGCTTGCAGGAATATCGTTTCCTTCTGAGTCTTTTTGACTTTGTACAGTAATCTTAGCCGCATCCTTGTATTCCGGAATGTTAAGAATAGTGTTTAGTCTATCCAAGTTTGGCATACCAAATACACCTTCAAACCCTGCAACTGGTTGTTTAAAGTCTGCGTTTAGGATAACAGTTTTAGTTGCTTGGTCAAATGCATTAATAGCAGTACTGGTTTTAGTACCAGTGATTTTAATTTTATCAATAACGCCTAAGCCATAAGTGTGTTGCACAATATCTTTTAAATAATCAAACATAGTTTTCTCCGTAATAGTAGTAGTATATAGAAGTATTTAGAAAAAGTCAATTTTAAATTGATTTTATTTCACCCAATACTTGGTGGGCCTTAACTGTTTCAAGGGTGCCGGGCTTGCGTAACTCAACCCAACTAATTGATGTACCTTCGCCACGTATGTCGCGACTGTAAATGATTTCGTATCCAAGGCTTTCGCACATTGGGATTAACATAGACTTTGGAATATAACTCATCCAGCCTGCATCTACATACCCAGCACATTCTGGAATGTCGCCATTGTTATAACTAAACATAAATGTACCACCTGGGCGCAATAAATCTTTTACTGATTTGAGATATTCTTTTACTGTATCTAAACTACGATAGTTTAAAAAGTTCCAGCAAAATACAAAGCCCATTTGCCCTTGTGGTAGTTCAGACATGTTTTGGTCCTTGCACAAATATGGTCTAATTCTACGTTGGTATGCTTCAACAAAGATTGACATAGTAGAATCTAAAAACTCTCTATAGTGATCAACAATGTACAGTGGATCGTTAGCTACTAAATGTTGTGTCCATTCACCGTCTCGGCAACCTATTTCAAGTGCTGGATATTTCCAAGAACTGTATAAGTGTAATCTACTTAGAATTTCTTTAGTAACAGTTTCGGATAACTCCATAACACGCACTCGACGTATTACTGTAGTTGCTTCTGCTTCTACACGTAATTCTAGTGTGTAGTTATCGCTAAAGAACTTAGTACCCTCTTCCATTATTTCGTGATTTAAAATGTCAATGGCGGAATTAAACTGTGCTTGATTATCTTCAAATCTTTGTTGCACTTGACTAATGTCTAGCACTAATTGTTCTAACATGTCTTGATGTTCTACAGCTTCGCGCTCGCTAACAATAGAACTAACCTTGGCATGCAGATGATCTAATTCGTTAGCGGCTGGCACAGCATCATATGCTTGTGTTAGCTTTTCTCTAAGATGTACTAGTTCTGTTAGTTTTTTCATAGTTTACTCAAAGCTAAACAAATCATCAAATGTTGTTTTGATGTCTGTGCTTTCTGCAATCCGCCACTCTAGTACACCTAGTAAGTTTTCTACCTTTTGGTCTACAATGGTTGATTCCATGGTTGAATCATCAAACGGTAATTCTTTAAACCACGCAGGTATGTGAGTTTCGTCTGTTGGATATCCCACACTGGTAAATCCTAGTGGGTTTTCTTTTAACTTGCACACAATAGTTTTCATGCCGTCTACGATACTAGTAGAATAGTTATCGCCGTGCATCTTCTTTAAACGATTCCAGTTCATTGCGGCACGAACGTGTCCTGGCATGTTTGCTTTACCTTGGCGTTCTTCTTCTGCTGTGTACTTGGTTAAGTTGTTTACACGCTTAGGTGTACCCTTTTCCCACGCCGGACGTTCTGCAAATTTAAGTTTAAACTCGCGAACTTTGTTTACAATATCTTCTTTACCCGAACCGGTTAGTACATCCATTAATAGTTCGCTTAAAAACTCTTGTACAATCTTAGGTGTGTCTGAACGCTTAAGATCTAATCCCATGGCTTTCATCTTACCCGGCTTGCCGTGTGTATCTAAGCGTGTATTTTCAAAGTCGAACATTAAAATACCATAGCGTTTCTTTTTAATAAAGAGTCCTTTACTAGCAATAAGTTCACGTCCGCCTTTAATAATAGCACCCATTTCGCGTGGGCAATGGCAAGCACGTTCCATAAACGCAGGAAACGATTCGTTAACAGAGTCGGCAATAGTATCGTATAGTTGTACACAGATTTCTCTGTTCCATTCCATGCGCCCAGATTCTACTTCCTCTTTGATTTGCGGCCAGGCTGAGAAATAGACCGAGTCCGTGTCCCCGTAGATGATGGAAGTACCGACGTGGTTGTAATCGCCCGTAATCGCTTCGTTGACGTGCCCGTCCATGTGCTTCGCGATGATACGACCCGTAAGCGTCGTACTCTGCCCAATGCGTTGGTCAAAGAAACGGCAACCCGGGTTAAGGATAGCCCCGTATAGCGAGTTGAGGTTAATTTTTTTAACGAGCTGTCTTTTGTCCCAGAACGCCGTATCTTCCTTAGATGTTGCGGCTTTCTTTTTAGCTTGCATTTCTTTACGTTCGGCATACCATCTTTCTAATAGTCCTGGGACTATACCTTTTACATCATATTTAAAAATTGTACCATTGGCACTTAACGTCCAAGGTTGACGACTATCAAACACTAGGCGCCAAACATCTGCGGCACTCATAATATCGTTGCCACCTGCTTCCCAGTCTACAGTAATCTCTGTACCGGGTTCCATATTCATGACTGCTTGGTACTCTAGTGTACCGAACATGTTTTCCCAGGCATCAGCAAAAGACAAACCTGAATCCATCTTTTCCTTAATGTAATGATCTGTCATTACTGGGCGGAGTTGCCCAACGATCGTTTCTGGCCCCATGTTAAGAGCACGGATCGCTGAGGGGTAGAGCGAGTTGATGTCGATTGCCCCAACGTATTCGTGCATTCCTTTTTTGGGGTAAGCAACGTAGGCACCTGCGGCTTGCGTGTTTCCTTGGTCATCTCTAGATCTCCTGTTTGGCACAACCATACCACGGCTGTGTGCTTCGTTAATAATTGCTTGTTCTGTAACTGCTACAGCACCCATAGTAGTTTGTAGCAATACAGTATTATCATGTGCAAGTTCGTTAGCAAGATCTAAGAAGCGTAACTTCTTATCTAGTTTTGCTAACAACAGGGTATCTTGTCTATTATAGTCAATAAACTTTTCAAATTCTTTATTATAAAGTTGGTCCAATGTTCCTTCGTACGCAAGTTTGGAACCTACTTCTTCGTATTCGCCGATGGCGTCCAATGAATAGCTATGCCGTTCTTCGTATGTATACTTACGATACAGTTGCATATAGTCTAAGTGTACACGACCGATTAAATCAAATGTTAATTGTTCTGCGCCAAAGCGTTCGAACATACGTTGCTTGGGCATTTGCCCCCACAAGCATAGTCTGCGTGTATCATCTTTACTTAGAACACGAGTAATACGCATAGTGGTATACGGAATATCGAAGCCCTCTGAGTTCCATCCGCTTAGGATGTCTGCATCTTCAATTAAGTCTAAGAACGTGTTAAGCATATCTTCTTCACGTTCAAACAAGAAGCAGTTATCAAACTTAGCACAAATTTCTTCTGCGGTTTCCCAAGAGTAACTCTTAGGTGGTACAACTAAGGTGACCATTTTTTCTAACCAGTCTAAGTACACTGAGATACTAGTAATAGGATTAAATGGATCTTCGGGTTTACTGTAGCCTCGTTCTGGGTCGAAATCGACCTCAATATCGAAAAAGGCTGTTTGTAGTTTAGGGGAGTTGGCGCCTAAATAGTTTTCTTCTAAGCAACGGAAGATAGGATTGATATCCGACTCCCATAGCCGCTTATTACCATTAATGCGTTGTTCTTTGTGGAATTCTTTGCCGTTGCGTGTAGCAAAGCGTGTAACTGGTGTATCGTAAATTGTGCGGAACTTACCGCGAGGATCATCATAATAGAATACATAGTTAGCTGGATATTCTTTATATACCCTCTCACCATCTACTCGTTCTACTACGTGAATGCGATCTTTGTCTCTATCAAAGAGAGCGTCAATGTAACTCATATTTCTCCAAATGCCACTTTTAGCTGGCACAACTCTGCTTGTTCGTAAAGTGAACGACTCTTACTAATATTTACTCCGTGTAGTATAGCAGTTAAATATTGTTATGTCAAAAGTTTCAAGAGTAATTTCATTTGGTGCTAGTATCACTTATGGCTCCGAGCTTCCTGATCAATCTTATACATGGTCTAGTATTATAGCACAAAAAATGGGCTTAGATTACCTGTGTTTAGCCAAAGAGAATGCCGCTAATTCTGGTATTAGCAGAAGTATTATTAGCAACTCGGATGAGTATAAGGACGACTTAGTACTGGCTATGTGGACCAGCTCGACCCGCTATGAATTTAGAGTAGACAATCGTTGGGAAAATGTAAGTCCGTGGAGTGAGCAAACAGGATTTACTCGTGAATGGTATCGTGGCCCGGGTGGACTAGAATATACTGAAGTTGTTACTACTATGAAAGAAATAGTGTTGGCTAGTCAGTTTCTTGAGCGAACGAAACTTCCTTATATTTTCGTCCTGGATAATGATGAACTAAGAACTAGTCATACTTGGAACTTAGCCGACGAATACATACAAACACTAAAGGTTATAATGCCTTGGGACAATATTGTATGGTTTGATGGGACTGGCTTCCTTGAATGGTGCCGCGAAAAGAATTACCGCTTTATTAATACACATCCTGGTGTAGAAGCACACCAAGCCTGTGCAGATTACTTAATGATTAACAATATAGCGAAGCAACCCTACGCTATCAATAGTAATTAAAAATATATAGTTAGCTAACAAGCCAAAGCTACCGCGAGTCCAACAAGTCCACGCACTAGCAAAACATCCTGAGATGAAAATGCTATACAATGGAACTGTTGGAACATCGGGTACTGTGCAGGCGAAAATAATAGCACTGATTACACTACAAGCCCAAGCAAATACTTCTGCACAGAATCGCAATGGCCATTCTGTAAAGTCACGTTTGATATAAGCCCAGGTACTATATACCCATTCGCCAAATTGAAACATTAAAGTGTTTTGCCTACTGTTTCAAGAATTGTGTTTAGCTCGTCATGATCAGCATTAGTTTCGCCTAACTTAGACTTTTGTGCAATCTTGATAGCTTTCTTAAGTGTTGCAGGTTTAATTTCCATTTCCTCTGCAATAGCTTTAACTGTGTCATTTAAGCCAGCGTTAAGGTCTTCGATTTCTTGTAGTACTGCAATACCCTCATTTAAAATTTGGGTTAGCTTGGCTTTTTGTTCATTGCTAAACATGCGTGATGACATTTAAATCTCCTAATTGAAAAGTGTATTGTATATTAATTATTGATTAAAAGCAAGAGCCTTTTGGTTAAATGTAGCATATAAACTAAATCTATCTATAGTAGTTGGCATTAACGTACCATGTGGATAACGTTCAGAACATTGTGTTATGTAACCAGAATTTGGAACAAACGGAACAGTAGTTCTGCCAGTGGGAGTGTACCAAGTTGTTCCTACTTCTCCGTGTATGTAAGTTTGAATATGTACAGTTGCTTGTTGATCATCTTCGTGAAACGGAATCATAAAGCCTGGAGTATCTCTCCATACACGCACTTGGTTGAACTTAACATCTAAATTAGTTATAGCACACACTTGATCTTCTATGTTTCGAAATGCGTTGGTTAGTTCTTCTAACACACTATCGTTTTGCCAAATAAGTTCATACCTGTTATCTATACCCGACATATATTGATCTAAACCAATTGCTTTAACAGCAGAATCTATGTAAGTAAAATCTGCGTCATTGAATATATGGCCAACGGTCCATAATCCTGCGGCTAATGATTCTACTTGTTGAATATCAAAGTTTAGTGTTTGCATATTATTGCTCACTTTAGGTTACCATTCCGGGGCACGACTCCCATAATAACCTGCCCAGCAGCCGGGCAACCCATTAGTAACGATAACGTCCTAAGGTAGGGTATTGGGTCTAAAGTCTGGCCATAGTTCTTCAAATTTTAATTCCGAATCGGGCCAATACTTTTCTTCTTGGTATGCATGCCATTCATATAGTTTTTCTATGTTGGCATTTGGATTACTTTTAGTATTTAAACGATTAGCTAAGTCTAACAAAAATTCTGTTTGATCGTGTTGATTAGTTTTTTTAGTATACTCTGTTGCTTGTACAGCTTGCTCAGCACAACGACGTAGTAGGTCATCTGGTAAACTAAACACGCTTAACTCGTGCGGATATTGTAATTCATTTAATCTTAATGTCGGCAAATCATACAAGTCAAAGTGTTTATATAAGTCTACTAAGTCTAAACAATTATATACACTATATTGTCCTGTTATGCCAATCCTATGTTCGGGACGATCTTGTATGGCATCTTGCAACATTCTTAAATTAAGAATCATTGTTGACCAACGAGCACCACGACGTACATATTCAAAACGTTGATCCACTGTTTCAAAACTAATGTCCCACATAACA